ATTGTACCTCTCCATATATCTACACTGCCTGTTGGTGTTCCATTATATAATACTGCACGATATTCTGATGCAACAATTGCATCACTAATACTTGCAGTAAATCCAATATAACTTTCATATCCTTCATAAGTTATACCAGACATAGATGCAGTAAATGTAGTCAATGTTGTCATATCAGTTAGTGACATGGTAAATTGATTTGATGTAGATGCAGTTGGTTGTGTCCTAAATGTGTATGAGTTGCTCTGACTGATATAATATGATTGCATTATCCCTAGTTTATGTATAATTGGTATATTAAAAACACTACTTTTCGTAGAAATAGTTATGATAATAAAAAAACCCCTACATCTCTGTAAGGGTTTAATATTTTTAGTCATAATATTATTTATGAACCATAAACGATAGTTGGTTGTGTTGTTAAACCAGCGAAAGGATTATTTACGGTACTTCCAGATAAGAAGTAAGCGGGTTCTTTCTCTAAACCTGTAAGAGTAACTGAATAACCGAAAAGGTCACCCAATGCTCCACCTGTTTGAATAGTTCCTGCAGTTACATCACATCCTTCTTTGTTACCAATCAATAATGCTTCACCATTTAATGTCCAAACTACTATTTTAGGTCTACCGTATGCCATCAACTTTAATTGAGTGGTCATTTCGTTAGTTAATTTCTTCAAATTCAAAGTCAATTCTTGTGAAAAGAATGTAGTTCCATTATCTCTTGATGAGTTAACAGTCTCTGTGTAAGAAGAGTTACCTTTAAGTTCATAATAATAAGCTGAACTACCTGATGGGTTACCCAATGCAGTTACCTGGTCGTTAGCTCCAGTAGTTGCAGATGCAGTATAGTAATTCAAGAAGTAAACTCCCTGTAAACCACCTACCGACTCTTTGCAGACTTCTTGTCTTCCAAGTGATACTTGACATTGTCCTGATGTATAAGGCATATTATTAAGTTTTTGTTTGTGATAAGTTGGTGGGGTATTTTACTCCCCACCTTCTTAAATTATTTTTTAGTAAGCTCCGTAGTATACGATGTCTTGTCCGATACCGAAGTTAACAGCCGCAGTGTATCTCATGATGATACGATAGTTTTGTGAACCATCAATATTAGCCATGTCAATCACTTTTACCTCATTTTGGTCGCTCATAAGTCCTGTACCAAAGAACAAATTGCTCTTTTGTGCAGCTACCATTTTAGAGTCAGACATACCTGGACATAATACCATGTCAATACCATTGAAGTTGTAAGGCTTAGAACCAATTACGAATTGGTTGTCATAACCATTAGCACCAACATTAGTTATTGCAGTTCCAGTTGAAGTTACACCAGCAGTTGCTAATTGGTAAGCTTTAGCTACATTCGTAGGAACATAGATAACTAAATCTTGTTTACCATAAACAGTTGTTGGAATAGTTTCAACTAATGATTGTAATTTAGAAATTACATTCGCAGAAGTAATACTACCAGAGATGATAACAGAACCACTACCTGTTAATCTTGCAGGTAATACATCTGTTGCACCTGCTGTTGCTACTGAAGCAGACAATAAGGTTTGGAAACCATCAAATTGTCCGTTAGTTGAAGCTTGACCTTGCCAGATAGATACTTCAATTGCCTGAGCAACATTACCACCTACATAAGAGATAAGGAAATCGTTAAAGTTCTTAGGGATTTCATCAAAAGCTGAAAAACCTAATTGCATTGCTTCCCATGATTGAACGAAAGTTTGCTTACATAATTGTAAGTTAACTTGGAATTCATCAGGAGTTAAGTATCTTTCTGATAAAGATGCAGATGCTGCTGCTACGAAATCACAAGATGCGTCTTGGATTAAGTTTGATAATTCTAGCTTTTGGATTACTGAACGATATTTCACATTCGGCATAATCGTAACTAACTTCTTATCAAGAGTGTTTGCACTTAAAAGTGCAGCTGCTATATATCCTGAAGCCGCTTCACCAGCATAAGTTGGTGTAGATGGACTCGTAAAGGTGGGTTGAGCACCTGTGATATTAGCGAATTTTTGATTTTTGTTCATTTTAATTCGTTTTTTTTGTTAAATTATTTTAATTATAAAGTTTTGATAAGAAAGTAGATTGAGCATCAACCATTTTCTCACCATAATTTTTTCTGTTTGAATTGAACTTATGAATTGCAGAAGCATCTTCAACTGGAGCACCATCTAATTTTGGTAACTCTTCATCTTCGTCTACTGCTTCCATCATTGTTCCTGACTCTTCTTCTGTTACGATAGAGTCTGTTGGAGGCATCATTGTTGCTTCCATCACTTTCATTTTCTTTTCCATTTCATCAATTCTGTAAGCCATTTCTTCCATTTTCTTACCTAAATTTATTTCTTCACCTGCTTCGTCTTCTGCTTCTGCATCTTCTGGTAAAGTATCTACTGGCATTGTTTCCTCTTCCATTTTCAATGTTCCACTAGTTACAGAGTTCTTTGCTTCTGGCATTACATTTTCTTCATCTTCATTACCTGTTGATGGTAATTTTTCTGTTTTAATCATGTCAGCATCAGCATCTGCTAATTCTACATTTTCTCTTTCTACGATTTTACCATCTTTTGAGATTACTTTAAGCATGGTTTCATTTCCCTCTGTATCTTTCAACATAAGTTCATGTGTTCCGTCTGGTGCTGGAGATTTAGTTCCATCTTCTGAAACTACGAATAGGTCTTCACCTACATCAAATGTTGCAGACTCAACTATTGTTCCATCTGCTAATTTAGCATATGTTAATTGAACTTCTTCGTTTAATGATAACATCTGCATTATTTTGTTTAATACTGTCTTTGAATTCATTTTATTATTGTTTATAAGGTAAAAACACCTTTTGTTAAAAAAATCGTTATTTTTGTTTTATTATACTTGTCTACCCAATTCTGTTTGATAATTTTGTATAATTGTTGTAAAATTAGTTGCATCACTACCAGATATGTGTTGTCCTATTGTCATAAATCCATATGACCCTGATGCGTAATAAAATACACCTTGGTCTTGTGTCTTTTTTAATGCACCTAATATAATACTTCCAGTTGTTAATGCACCTGGATTAGATAATGCAATTGATGCTTTTTCAACACTACCTTTGTATAAAGATGAATGTGTTGTATCTGCGGTTACCATAAATGAGCCAGTATAAGGTGCTGCAGAATTATCCATAGCCGTAGCATATTGTCTAGCTCTACTTAATGTTGGTGTCAATTGTGATGCTAAGAATATACCTCTTGCAGTTGTTTCATTAAATGCACCCATATCAATATTATCACCTGTATTTCTACCAGTTCGTTTATAATAAGATATGTGGAATGATGATGTAACATTTGATGCAATAGAATAATTACTATCTAAGTAATTTGATGTTCCATTAAACTGTATACCTGTTGTAGATGCTACTGGGTTATTTATAAATGATGCAGAATAACTTCCCGTATCTTTTAAGTTCCATTTGAATGATGATGTTGTTGCTCCTATAAATGGATATGCTACATATAATTTATCCCACAAACTTCCTGTGTTTTTTAATGCAACTACTAATGTATTGATTGCAGTTGCATCACTACCAGATATACCTGATGCATCAATAAATGCCTGTGCATCTGGGTCGTTTGCAGCTGCTACTGCTACTGGATAATTTTGATTAAATCCAAAGTTTTGAAATATCATTAAATCATATTTTTTGTTGATACTACGAATGGAACATTACTTGCAACTGCTACAATAGATAAAACATCTTTCTTTGCACTTCCGTTAGTTGCTGAATATGCACTACCTGATGGTTGTAACATAGTCGGTGCTAATGAAGCAGATGAGTTTGTTCCTGTTGTAATAACTAATGTTGCACTTACTCCTGGTTGAACATTTGATGCTGATATATGTGTTGTTGCAGTATCTGCTAATGTTAAAGTAAAGTAATTACCTCTACTCAAATCCATACTTGCAGTATTTGCTGTAATAGACAATGCTACTACATTACCGAATGCACTACCCGTAAATACAGAATTACCTATTACAGTTAATTCAATTGCATTTGATGATGAAAGTATTAAACTACCTGTGATAGTTTGATTGCCAACAAATGAATTACTTCCAGTTGTTGCTAAATTAGATACATTGGTTGCAAATGATGATGTCGCAACTAATGTTGTTCTGTTACTACCATTACCAACATATGTAAATCCATTAGCTAAACTTGCAGTTAATGTATTTTGTATATCTAATGATTGTGAAATCAATGTAGGTTTTTGTCCTTTGATTATTGTTCTATCTACATCTATGTTTATATTTCTACCTTGGTCTGTGAAATTTACATCACCACCTACGAAGTTTGCACTACCTGAAACATTAAGACTTGATGATATTGTTTGACTACCTGTAAATGTATTTGCTCCTAATGTTGCAAATGTACCACTGCTACCGCTTACATCAGGTAATACTATACCGAATGTACTTGCATCTCCTTTTGTGAATGTTAAAGTATTTCCACTAAATGATGCAGTTACTAATGATGATGCAGTTACTGATGAACTTACAAATCCTAATGCAGTAATTTGTGCACTACCAGATATTACACCTGATGGTAAAGTTGAACCACTCACATCAGGAATGTTTACACTAAATGTTTGATTATCTCCTTTAGTGAATGTTAAGTTACGAGTTCCATTATCAAATGATGCAGTATATAAAGCTAAACTTGTAGAAGTAAATAAAGATGCAGTTGCAGTTTCTAAACTACTTACTCTTTGATTATTAGAAGAAGTATATGAATTGAATGAAGATGTGGTTACAAAGCTACCAGTATCTATTGGTGCTGCTACTACACTTACATCAAAAGTAGATGCGTCACCTTTTGTGAAAGTTATTGTGTTACCTACTGCAGATGCAGTTACTACCGAACTTGCAGTGATTGCTGATGTTGCGTATGATGCAGTTGCGTTAATTAAACTATTTACTTTACTATCGTTAGATTGTGTATATGCATTAAATGAAGCAGTTGTCGTTAAACCACTTATATCAACTGATGAAGTCAATACAGGTGTTCCATTAACTGTTAAACTACCTTGTACCTTTACACTACCTGAAAGAGTTTGTATGTCTGATAACTCATCTCCAAATTGATTACTACCGCTAGAATAAATTACACTTGCAGTTTCATAAGTTGTTTGAACATATTGAAATGATGCAGATACTGCAGTTATGTTTGTGAATGTTTGATTTGCAGTAAAGTTATTGTCAACATTTGTTCTTGCAAAAGAAGCTGTTTCACTTTCTGTCACATAAGAAGATGTTGCTGCTTCTAAACTACTTACTCTTTGGTCATTACTTTGTGTATATGAATTGAATGATGCAGTTGTTACAAAACCACTTACACTAGTAGCAAATGAAGATGTTGCAACTAATGAAGTTCTATTATTACTATTACCTACCCAAACATATCCGTTTGATAAACTTGCAGTTAAATTACCACTAATATCCGCAGACCCAGTTATTATAATATTTGCCGATTGTAGCGTAATTTTATTTGTATCAGATGAACCATCCGTTAATAAAGTTATTGTATTATTAGGTTGACTATTTCCATTACCAGCAGTAATGTTAACACTATTCCCACCATCTGTTTCAGTAGCACTTACGGTAACATTTCTACCACCTCCTACGCTGGTTATTTGATTAGTTGCAAAACCACCGAATTGTATTACAGTTCCCGATGACATTCCAATAGATGCTTGAAAGGTTTTACCTGCAGTAATGGTTTGTGTAGTATTTGTTGTTACAAAACTACCTGTTTCACTCTCTGTTATCCAACTACCTGATTGAGTTCCTAATGTTGCAAACTTTGTATCCACACTTGCTGTATAAGTTGCAAGAGTAGAGTTCTTTGTATTTTGAGATGCAGTGAATGAATTTAAGTTTGTATTATCCCAACTGCTACTTTGTGCTCCGATGTTAGTAAACTTTTCATCAACACTTGCAGTATATAATCCTAATGTAGCATCTTTTGTTTCTTGTGATGCAGTAAATGCATTCAATGAAGTTAATGCAAAAGAAGATGTTGATGCAATTAGGGAATTGATTTGTGATTGTTGTGCCGCATCTACTGCTGCAACGGATGCACTATTTGCATAAGATGCAGTTGCACTAATCAAACTATTTACTTTACTATCGTTAGATGAAGTATATGAATTGAAAGAAGATGTCGTTACTAAATTGTTTGTGTTAACTGATATAGTTGCAATACCAGCTTGAAGACTTGCACTAATGTTTGAACCGCTAAAGTTTAATTGAGTTGCGTATCCTTGTAATATACCTTCATCAGATATAGGGATTGCAATTGATGCAGTTATGTTTGTTAACTTGCTACCATCACCTACGAATTCACTTGCAGATACAAATGAAGATGCAGAAATAGATGTAAAGTTGTTTGTTGCACTGAATTCGTTTGTCAAATCAGTTCTTGCAAATGACGCAGTAGAGTTACTATCCACCAAAGTATCTATAATATCTACATTATAGTCTCTTAATATCTGTGGAGTAATTGCTTGTGAGTTATTATTTGGAAACGATGAGGAGTTCTCAGCTTTCAATTGTGCTTTTGTAAGTATAGCCATATAAGGGTTTTATTCTTTTAATTTATTTCAAATCCATCACTAAATCCAAAACTGAATGCTCCTAAATCTAATGGTGCTGCTAAGCTTCCTTGTGTTTGTCCAATACCTTGTGATATCAATGCACCTTTGCAACATCTCACATCGTATGTATCACTATGTTCACATAGACATGCTTGTCTGCTATTCTTTGGTGAACTCAAACCTCTCGTTGGCCCAATATAGATACCCGAGTTATTTTGTCTATTAACTGAGAACCTTAAATTGCCGCTTAAACTATTAGACCATTTTCCCATTCAATCCTGTTTTAATAAAAACACCGAAAACATAAAAAATAGTTATGACTTCTTCATAGCTTCTTTATGCAACATACTTTCTAATGATGCCTTATCTGCTTTGAAACATAAATACAATAAACATTTCTCTAATGGTTCTTGTTGTACTACTTCAAACTTCGTAACATCTCCATTGGCGAGTTCAAATATTGAGGTATAAGATTTCCACTTCTTGCCAAAATTGACTTGATATTGGGAGGTAAGTCCATCTCCATCGTAGATTTCAGGATAGAACTCAACAAGTCGGTTGACAAATGAACAAAAAAAAAGAGACAACCAAAGTGTATGTCCATGCCTACTGATAACCATTTACTATCATCGTCATTAGGAGTGTAAGGTTTAATTGTATATAACTCACCTTGCTTCTTTACTATCGGTCTATAAAGTATATTCATTATCTTAGTCCAATTCTTATCAATTGCAATAGTTTCATATTTGGTTATATCACAGAATGCACCATATGACATCTGCGATAAGTTAGGTTCAAAGCCATACTCTATACCATCTACCTTAATTATTTTTTGCAAGGGTAATTCTGTATTAGCAAGAAACTTATCTAACTCTAATTTAATTTCTGCGTATGATTGCATATCTAATCCACTTACATACAACGGGTCTAATCCACATAGATGATATAGTATTAAAGCATTCACTGCTTCATCGTTATCTTTGTAGTTCTCCATTTGATTTTGTAATTCCAACCATTTCTTCAAACTTATATCACCATAACTTGTTGGGATGTTAAGCGTTAATTCCTGCACCATTTGTTAAATATTTTATCATGTTAGTTAATCGTATTACTTTCTTTTCTTCTAGTTCTAGTTTAGTATTCATCATTATCATTTTTGCTCTCAAATCCTCATTTTGTTGTTGCAAATCCTTAGCGTAGAGTATTAGCTCTTTGATTTCACTCTCGTTCCATTGATTTTGATTAGTATTTGTGCCTTCCAATTGATATTGCATATTTACCTGCTTGTATTTTCTTTTGATTTAATTGTTCCATGCAAACATAACGGATTGCATCTATTGCGTGGTTAGAGTAATCAACAGGTATGTTTTCAAAGTCACCATTCTTATTTACAGTCCATACATACTCACTAAACTCTCTAACTATATTAACTGATGATTTAAGTATATGCAATTTGTGTTGATGCATTATGTCAATTCCCATTTTAATACTATCCTTACCTTTCTTAACAGGCTTTATATTGAAACCTGCTCTATATATCTCTTCTATCAATCTACCTTCTGCACTATCACCCCATATTGGATTTCTTTGCACATCTAATGATTTTAATTCAGCTACTATCTCACTTGTCACTAAACCTTTCTTATATAGCAGTTCTTCAAAGTAT